GGTGAACGCGAGACCCCTATCGTTGTGTGTGATCAAGCACTAAAAACAATATCTATGCAAAACAATCACATCCAATTTCTTGTGGATCAATACGGCCTAGCAAACGTGGCCTGGTTCATCCGGCTCATGAAACGCGGAACTCCGCCCGAGCAATTGGCCGGCTATTGCGTGCCCAACCCACAAGACAGCAGGCGCGACGGTGTTTTCCGGGCTCTGCAGTACGCCGGCACCGTGCCCGACTCGATGCTGCCTCCTGACATCCAAAAGGCTTTGAAGCCATGACCCAACGAGAATACGCCAAGCATGCCGGTGTTTCGCATGGCTACGTCACCCAACTGGCTGCGAAGGGGATGCCGATGCATAGTCCTGAGGCCGCCGATGCCTGGCGAAAGAAAAACATCCGGGCCAAGTCGACGACCCAACACATACAATCGCCACCAATACCAGAAGCCCCCGCAATCGAACAGGAAGGCCCATACAGGCCTATTGAAGCAGAGACCCCTCTCAACACCGCAACAGCCGCTACCGACTCGCCAGAAGGCGCTTACGAGAGGCAACGGCAAATCGAGCGTGCAGCCTATGACCTGGCGGTCGATGCCCTCCGCGGTGGTCGAGCCGACGCTGGCCGGCTGGTGGCCATTCATGCCGCGGCAGCCAAGAACCTTACAAGCGCCCGTGACGAGGTGATCGCCCAGGCCGAGAAGGAACGGCGCCTGGTCTCCGGCGACTGGGTGCGCCGGGTGATGCAGGAGCACGACGGCGCCGTAGCCTCGCTGATCAAAGCCATGCCCAAGCAGCTTTCCGGCCGGATAGCACCGCACGACCCCGAGCACGCCGAGCGTGAATTGACCAGGTGGGTCCAGGAGGTCTGCCTGAAGACACTACACAACACCGACCCATGGAAAACCTGACCGACCTCCAGCGCAACCTGCTCGATTATCGCCGCAACCTCTACAAGCCGACCCCGCAGCAGACCGTGGTCGAATGGTCCGAGGCATCACTTCGCCTAACCCAACGGCAGACCGAGCACCCCGGGCCCTTCTCGACGTCGGTACGGCCCTATACCCGCGAGCCTATGGAGGCCTGGAAAGATCCATCGGTCTCCGAGGTGACGCTGTGCTGGGGATCCCAGACCTCGAAGACCACCACCCTAATGGCCGGTTTGGCCTGGCTAATCGCAAACGAGCCCAGCCCGGCCTTGTGGTTGATGCCTTCCGAGAATCTTGCCCGATCCTTCTCGAAGTCCCGCTGGCTCCCCATGCTGGAGGACAGCCCGACCATGTTGGAATGCTTCCCGGCCGAGGCCGACAAGATCACCAACCTGGAGCAAAACTTTACCCGGTCGACCCTGACATTCGTCGGATCCAACAGCCCGGCCAACCTAGCCAGCCGCCCCGTCCGGGTGCTGATTGCAGACGAGGTGGACAAATTCGCCGAGGCTACCAGCAAAGAAGCCGACGCCCTCGACCTAGCTGAACAGCGTCTGAAGTCGTTCTCCAGCTCCAAAGCCTTCATGACCTCGACGCCCACCGTGGTCGAAGGCCGGATCTGGCAGCGCTTCCTCCGCGGGGACCAGCGCCGCTATTACCTACCGTGCCCCCACTGCCGGGAGCTGATCAAACTGGAATGGCGCCAAGTGACATGGGACGACGCTAAGACCGATGACGGTAAACACGACCTCGCCAAAGTCCGGGCCTCCGCCCACTACGTCTGCCAGCTCTGCCTCGGCCATATCACCGACGCCCACAAGGTGGCAGCCCTCCGCCATGGCCAGTGGCGCCCAGAGAATCCAAATGCCATGCCCGGCGTGCGATCCTACCATCTGAGCAGCCTCTACAGCCCAGATCGAAAGTGCACCTGGGGACACCTCGCCGTAGCCTTCCTCGAAGCTAAATCCTCGATGGCCGGCCTTCAGGGCTTCATCAATGGCAATCTGGCCGAGCCCTGGGAGCAGCAGGACGTGCAGCAGGAGCGCCCCGAGGCATCGGCTGCTGTCTCTATCACCGGAGGCCGGCGTTACCTGACCGCAGACGTCCAGGCCGTGGCACCGTTCCTGTGGTGGGTCTGCCGCGAATGGAAGGACGGCAATAGCACACTGGTGGCTGCCGGCCATGCCGATGACTTCGCAGCCCTACGCCGGGTGCAGGTGGCCTTGGAGGTGCACGACATGGATGTAGGCATCGACTCGGGCTTCAACACGCAGACGGTCTACGATGCCTGCGGCAGTTATTCCTCGATCACATCCAACCCTATCAGCTACCCGTGCGGCCTAAGGTTCCCAACGGAAGGCGGCCTCCGAAAGCCTGCCTTGGTCGGATGGCTGCCTCTCAAAGGCCGAGAGACTGGTGCCCGATTTACGACAAACTCTGGCGCCGTGCACCCTTTCGGCCTGTCGACATCCTCTTCGATGCGCACCGACGTCGTGCAACCCCTCCTGGTGTTCGACACCGAGCACCTGCGGGATATGCTGTCCAGACTTCGAAAGGGAGACATCGACCGGGAATGGGGCGTTCACCAGGAGCCGCCTAGTGTGCAGGCCGAAGGCGCCTATGTGGCTGATCCGGACCTCTACTGGCGACACCTGGACTCGCACCTATTGCGGCCCCAAGCCAATCGAGCCGGCCGCATCAAGCACGTCTGGGTGAAGCGCAACCAAAAGTGGCCCGACCATCTGCATGACTGCGAGATCATGCAACTGGCTATGGTCATGCTCTGGAATGATCTTACGTCAAGCGATGTCCAGTCTTAGCTAAGCCATTGAACAGGTGAAATAATGTGGGAGCCTCCAGCCCGAGGTGTTCACTTTCACGGTCGCAATCAAGCGTGCCTATCTTCGCAGTGTCTACAGCGCCCTCGGTGGCGCGACACTGCTGGCCGCCCTGACCTCAAAGGTCATTGCCGCGGCCTCGGTGATTGAATCCGGCCAGGTTGTTCGGTCGACATCTTCCTCGGATGTCTCAGTCGAATTCGCAGAGCCCGGCAAAGGCGCCCCCACCCCGTCCGAGATGGTCGAGATGTGGGAAAGCCTGATCGCCGACTACGAGCTGGCGGTCTATCTACTCGGCCAGGACGGCATCGCCGCTCCTACCGACACTCAGGTTTTCAACAAAATGATGGCTGTCGTCCTGGTCGCTGTGACCAGTTACGGCGGTGACTTCTCGAACTTCCGTCGAGAGGGCGCCATCAGAACGGGGATGACCTAATGGGATTCCTCGACAACATCCTGGCTAAGTTCCGGTCGGCCCCTGTCGACCGATACGAGGGCGCGTCCAACTCGATCCGCCGTTCCTTCCTGGACACCAGCTACACCTCGGTGCGGTTCGACGTCACTGCCTCGACCCGGCAGCAGATCGTCCGAAAGAGCCGATTCTTCGAGCAGAACAACGCGGTGATGAATCGCCTCGGTGACCTGTTCGAGAACTACACGGTCGGCAGCAACTTCTCGGTGCAGCCGGCTTCCTCGAATCCCGACTGGAATCTCCGAGCGAAGAAATGGTGGGATACCTGGAGCCGCTACCCTGACATCGGATCCCGGCAGTCTTTCGGAACTCTGATGAGCCTGGCCGCCCGTGGATGGTTCTACGATGGCGAATCTTTCCTTCTGCTGACCAAGGGAGACTCGGGCCGCCCCCGTCTTCAGCTCATCGAACCTCAACAGGTGGCCACACCCACCGGCCAGGATCAATCTCCGGATATCTTCGATGGAGTCCGGTTTGATACCAAAACAGGCCGCGCTCTTTCCTACTTTATTGGGCAGGAAACGAACCAAGGCCAACTCACCGAGATCCGGTCAATATCTTCCGACTCCATCGTCCACATCTACGAGGCCCAGCGTGCCGGCCAGCTCCGCGGCCTGCCATTCGTGGCGTGCGTCATTAACGACCTGCACGACCTGGACGACCTTCAGAAGCTGGAAATGGAATCCTGCAAACTCGCCTCCAGCGTGGCTCAGGTGATCAAGACCAGTTCCGGTGAGGTGCAGGCCAGCAGCCTCCGTTCTGGTGTGGTTGGAAGTCAGGGCACCGCCCAGACCTACTACGAGAACGTATTCGGCAGCACGGTCAAGGTGCTGAAGTCCGGGGACGAGTTCGAGCAGTTCCAAGCCGACCGCCCCAACGTCAACATGCGCGAATACTGGCGCAGCCTGACCGAGAAGGTGTGCGCCGGCGTCGGCATCCCCTACGTCCTGGTGTTCCCGGAAGGAATGCAGGGCACGGTCTACCGTGGCGCCCTGGATATGTCGTCAGTGTGGTTCCGCAGCCGTCACCAGGTGATGGCCTCGGCCGCCCGTAGGATCTGGGAATATGTGATGGAATACGCCATCCGTACCGATCCCACCCTGCGAGACTCACCTGACGACTGGTACGAGATCGCCATCCAGGCCCCCAGGGCTCCGAATGTCGACGTCGGCCGCAACTCATCGGCTCAGCTCGCTGAGCTGACCGCTGGCGTCACAACCTACGACGAGATCTACGGCGCCCGAGGCATCGACTGGCGATCAGCGCTGGAGGCCAAGGCGCAGCAGGCCCGCTACATTCAAGACCTGGCTGCTAAGTACGGCCTCGATGTCTCGGAGATCTCGACCGCCCAGAAGCAACCAATCGCCCCGGAGTCTGCCGAGATGGCAGCCGAGGTGGAGCCCTCCGGGACAATGCCCGAGGAGATCCCAGCCCAACCCATCCAGGAGGTGGTCGCTGTGGTCAAGAAACGGAAAACCAGATCCAAGAAAACAGAATGACCAAGATCAACAACTGGCTTTCCTATCAACCCCGGGCCTCGGCCTCGGAGCCGGCCACCCTTCAGATCTTCGATCAGATCGGTGAAGACTGGTTTGGTGGATCCGGAATCTCGGCCAAGGCTTTCAGCCAGGCCCTGCAGGACGTCGGCCAAGGCCCTCTGGTGATCGAGATCAACAGCCCCGGCGGCAACGTCTGGGATGGCCTGGCCATCTACAATATGCTGCGAGGCCGGCAGGCACCCGTCACCACCCGGGTGGTCGGCATCGCTGCCTCGATTGCCTCAATCATTGCCCTGGCCGGTGACACTGTTGAGATCGCCGATGCGGCCTTGTTTATGATTCACGACCCCTCCGGAATGGTGGCAGGCACCTCGGAGGAAATGCGGAAGATGGCCGATGCCTTGGATCAACACGCTGAGGTGCTGGCTGGTATCTATTCGAAGGTTACCGGCCGCCCGACCTCTCAGATCCGGGCTGCCATGAAAGAGGAGACCTGGTTCACCGCCCAGGAGGCCATCCAGTTCGGCCTGGCCGACAAGATGACCGAGGAGCAGATGGCTATCGCCGCCTGCTGGCACCCCCGGGCTGTCACCAAGACCGCCCCCGAGACTGTCCGAAACAACCTCCGCCGCGGCCTGGAGCAGTACGCCGAAGGCCTCGCCGGTGATGGCCTTGAGAAGCAGACCGTCCTGGACGCCGAGGCCCTGGTGGCCGGTGAGGCGCCCACCGAGGACAAGATCCGCACAGCCAACGCCTGGTGGGGACGCAACGAGCGCTTCCTCGAAGCCGAGCCCAACACACCGGCCGACGTGGCAGCCAACCTTTGGGGAGGCGCCGCAGGCCGTGATTGGTTCAAAGCGCTTTATGCCCAGCTCGAAATCGAGGAGGGCGAGACCCCGGATGAATCTCCGGAGGACAAACTTTCGACCGGCAGCACCGACGCTGCCGCCGATGGCGCGACAACCGCGCCGACATCACAGCAGACACCACACAACATGACTGAATCAAACACCGTGGTGGCGGCCGCTCCTAGTGCGCCGTCCGCCCTCGACATCGACGCCATCGTGGCCAAGGCCGTTGCCGCCGCCATCAGCGCCAAGGCTATCACCGCCGCCCCTGCCCCCGAGCCTCTCCGGCCGGTGATCCAGAACCTTGGCAACCCCCTCCTGGAGAAGCACAAGAGCCTCCGCGCCGGTGCCGAGCGCCAGCGCTTCCTGATCGAGAACCACAGCGAACTGCTCCGCCAGTCGGCGCTGATCGCTCCCCAGGCCGCAAACACCTTCGCCTCCGGCTTGGTTGTCGACTATCTCGCCGACGCCGTGATCACCGTGATCAGCGCCAAGCTGGCCATGATCAGCAGCTTTACCCGCAACGTCGGCCTGGATAACCTCCGCCCCCGTGCGACGGTGCAGGTCAAGAAGTTCACCACCGGCGACGCCGCGGTCGACAACGCCACCAACTTCGAGGATGGCGCCGCTAACCAGTCCACTCTGGCCGCCACCTCGGTGACGGTGAACCAGATCACCAAGACCTTCACGGTCACCCAGCAGGAGCTGAACCAGGGCTTCGCCCTCTCCGACCTGTCCCAGGGCTCCGCTGAGATCTTCGCCTTGGCCATCTCTAAGAAGGTGACCGCTGTCATGACCTCCGGCAACTACGGCGCCGGAACCACCATCGGAACGGCCGCCAACTTCGACAGCTCCGACCTCCCGGCGATCCTGGCCCTGGCCAAGAACTACCGCCAGAAGCTGCTGTTGCTCGACGGTGGCCACCTGGCTCGCCTGATGTTCTCCGGTCAGTTCACCGCTGCCGCCGGCACCAACCCGTTCCCTGACAGCCGATATGGCCCGTTGAACAACGGTTTCTTTGGCTTCAACAACATCCTGGAGCAGAACGACTGGACCGGCGCCATCGCCAACACCGCCGGCTTCGTTTGCGGTCAGGACGCCATCGCGGTGGCCTCAGGCCTCCCGGTCGGAATGATCGCCGGCGAGTTCCTGGAGCAGCGCACGGTCGAGCTGTCCAACGGCCTCTCGGTCCTGCTGTCTGTCTGGTACAGCCGCGCCTCCCGCGCTCACATGGCGTCCTACGACATCATGTTCGGCGCCGCGGCCGCGGACACCACGCAGGCCGAGGTTCTCATCACCGCCTAATCGGCTGACCCATGAGAATCGCAACTACCATCTCGGTGGACAAGAACGGCAAAACCAAGCTCGTTTCTGGTCCCGAAGTCGACGCGACACTCCAGCGCGAAGGCTTCAACACCGCGACCGTTCCCGAAGGAGGCAAGCTCATCCTGTGGATACAGGGAGCCCTGGCACCGAAAGTCCGAAAAGGTTAACAAACCGAAATTGGGGAGGCTGTTGGATACGCTAACAGCCTCCCCTCTAACCGAAAAACCAAATGGCCGTTCAAGCAGACATCTCGATGGAATACAGCATGGGGCGCCAGGGATTCTTCCCGGTGACCACCACGGCTGCCCAGACTGGCAACTTCTCGGCCGTGATTCCGGCTGAGCCGACCGTCTTCACCTCGATCACAGGCACCGGCATCTCTGGGACTTGGACCGGCATCACCCTGCCGGCCGGCTTCCCGCTGGTCGGTAACATCACCGAATTTCAACTAGCCTCTGGCAAGGCCGTGGCATTCCTGGCTCGCACCGCCTAACGCATGAGACTTGGCATCGGCATCGGAACCAATCGAGCGCCCTCCGGCGATGCCGGTGGCTTCGATCTACCGATCCTGCGGCGCGATATGCTCCAGGAGGACGAGTTCTTCGTCCTGCAGGAAGATGCCTCCGGTAAGATCGTTTTCTCGTTCGGCACCTACGACCGAATTGCTTTGGAAGACGGCACCGACCTTTTACTAACCGAAAACTCCGACAAGTTCATCCTTACCGTTTACTGATATGGCAGACTCCAAAATTACGGCCTTAACGGCCATCTCAACAGTTGATCCAACGGCCGACCCGTTGGTTATCGTCGACGTCTCTGATACGTCAATGGCCGCCAGCGGCACGACTAAGAAGTCGACGATCAATCAACTCCTCGGAGCAGGCGGCACCGCCACCCTCGCCTCCGCCACCATCACCGGCGCGGCTACGGTGGGGACGACGCTGGGTGTGACGGGTGTTTCGACGTTTGCTGCTGGCACAGCACTGCTTCCCTCTCTCACAACGACCGGAGACGTAAACACTGGCATCTACTATCCTGCGGCAGATACGTTTGCTGTCACTACAGGAGGCACTGAGCGTTATCGTGTAGACTCCGCTGGCAACGTCGGCGTGGGGGTTACGCCGAGTGCGTGGAATCTGTTGACTGGAAAAACAATTCAACTGCAAGCAAACGCCTCCATATCAGGGGGTTTAACTCATAGCACTTATTTGGGTCAGAACTGGTTTTATGACGGTACAAATAGCAATTATATTGTAACGGGACGCGCTCTCCTTTACGAGCAGAATAAAAGCAGCGGGAACCATGCGTGGTACACTGCTGTATCTGGAACAGGTGGCACTACGGCTACAATGGTACAAGCAATGACCCTCGATGCCCTCGGCAACTTGCTCGTCGGTCTTACCACTGCCGGAACCACCGCTGCAAATACCATTCAGATTGCCAACGGAACCGCTCCTACGGCCAACGTGACTGGCGGCCAACTCTACGTCGAAGCCGGTGCGCTGAAATACCGTGGTTCTTCCGGCACCGTCACCACAATCGCTAACGCCTAATCCATACCACCATGATTACCATCCTCTGGATCATCGAACGCCTGTTGGTCAAACCGACCGAAGGCACTCTCACCGATGTCGTCATCACCGCCGACTGGAGGTGCAACGGCTCGCAGGATCAATACAGCGGCACCTGCTACGGCAGCGCGTCGTTCGCTCCGCCCACTGATTCGTTCACGCCTTACGAGGATCTGACCGAGCAGCAGGTTCTCGGATGGTGCTACACCAATGGAGTCGATAAGACCGCTATCGAAGCGAACGTCACTGCGCAGATCGAGAATCAGATCAACCCGCCGGTCATCGCTCCGCCGCTGCCGTGGCTTCCTCCTGTTCCTCCGCCCCAACCCGAGATGATCGTGCCTCCGATGCTGCCGCAGGTTGAGCCGGTTTTGGTTGCGGAGCCGGCCACCGTTGTCGAAGCTCCTGCCGCATGATTAAGATCGAACTTACACCGCAGCAGTTCAACCAACTCTATGAGCTGCTTGTCATTGGAATGAAGGCCGGCAACGTGACCAACATGAAGGTCGGCCTTCCTCTGGTGGAACTCCTTGAAGCAGCGGCCGCATATTCACAATCCAAACCCGAGTAACATGGACGCAACCAACCACGGCGGCGGAACAAACGGCCTAGCGGTCTCACTGGCCACATCGGCTGCTGCTACGGGAGCCTCGATGCTCCCCCAGCTCACTGACCAGATTCGTTTCGCGTCCGCCGTGGTTGGCCTCCTGGCCGCCTGCGTTGCCCTGTACAAAGCCCTGAAGAAATGAAAAACACCAAGACCACACTGGCCGGCATCGGTGCCATCCTGGTCGCTGTTGGCGGCGCTCTCAAGGCCCTGTTCGACGGTGACCCGACCACCCATCTGGACATCACCACGACCATCGCCGCGGTGACCGCTGGCATCGGCCTCATCTGGGCCAAAGACGCCGAGAAGAAATCCGAGTGAACTGGATCTACCAGATCCTAAAGGCCCTGCTCGACTGGTTCCGAGAAACACCACCCACCGATGTGCAACATGGTAAAGCTCCCGAGGCCCTCAAAAGCGATCTGGCTGATCGGATTGCTGACCTGCCTGGGCTGCCAGGTGACGAAGGTGGTCCTGGTCCCTTCCGGTGATCCGGTGATGCTGGCCAAGCCGGTGAAGGCCAGCGTGTACGGATTCGACAAAGACAAGAAGCTGGTGGGGCCGTCCACGGTGACGCTGCCTGCCGGCTGGTACGTCCTGCCCAAAAACTGATATGGCCCAGCAAATCATCAACATCGGAGCAATCGCCAACGACAACACCGGGGACACGCTCCGGGGCGCCGGCCAGAAGCTAAACGACAACTTCAACGAGATCTACGCCGCCCTGCCTCTGACCGCCCCGTCGACCTGGGTGCCGACGCTGACAGACTCAGGTGGTGGCCGCACTTTTGCGATCACAGTCAACATGGCGCGACACACGGCCATTGGATTCATCGAGACCTTTACGGTCGACCTGACCATTAACTCGGTGAGCGGCGCTGCCACCGGCGATCTTCGACTGAGCCTGCCGGATCCAGTCACCTACGACGCCGCACTGGCCATCTGGCTCGACAACGCCACAAACCAGGCCAAGACCGCGGTGATCGGTAAAGCTGTCGGTGGCACGTCCTACGCCACTCTGTACCACTACGACAACGGGGACTCGACCAGCCTGGCCGGGCACCTACAGGCAACCAGCCGCATCGTAATCTCCGGCACCTACTTCACCGCCTAAATGACCATCATCGGCTCCAGTCTCCAGCAGGGCATGACGGTGCTCCAGCAGATGCTGGGGGCGCCGATGTTCATCTGGGAAGGCTCGTCGATCCGGTGCATCCCGGCCATGGTCACCGATGCCAACACGCCGGTGCCCGGTGGATTCCAGGACAACGTAGCATCCCGGATTCTGGTCAAGTTCTCCGACTGGAAGACCTGGGACAGCACCCTGGTCACGATGGACACCACGCTGTACACCCTCGACCAAGGCACCGAGTTCTCCCGGCTGCTTAAGGAGGACGGCTACTACCTACTGCAGGAGAACACCGACCGCATCGCCCTGACCTTCTGCAAGCCCCGCCCGGTGGTCGGGCGCACGCTGGTGTACCAAGGCCGGACCCTCCGGATCCTGTCCTGCCGGGTGGATGCCTCCGGCGCCTACTACAGCCTCGAACTAGGAGCGAAAACCCGGTGAGACCTGTCGTCAACATGACGGTCGACTCCAGCAAGTTCGACGCTGCCATGAAGGCATACCTTCTGCAGACGAGCCGTGACCTTCACAAGGCGGTCAACAGCCGATTCTTTTACCTGATGGTCCGGCTGTTTGTCCTGGTGCCGCCTAAGAGCCCGGGCCAGGAGCGCCGGAGGATTGCTGACTATTTAGGGGCACCTGCCGGAAACATAAACAGAAAATCCAAGAAGACTGGCAAGCGCATCGGAACCTCAAGGATTCTTAGGAGAGTCCACCTTATCGTTCAAGCAAAAGCCGCTAAAAACCCAACAGCAAACCTAAACGGAGGCCACGGTCTTTACGGGAAAAGAATGAAAGCAGCAGCCTCGGCGCTGATGAAGAAATCTATCGCATCAGTTGGATATCTCCGGTCCGCCGTGGTAAAATCCATAAGAATCTACAACAGAGGATTCACTCAATTTCAAAGCCCTAAATGGAAACCGCTTTCTAAACCTGCCGGATACAGAGCGCCAAAGAAAACAAACAGCGCTTTAGTTGCAATGGCCAATCAATATGGTCTTCCTGAAGAGAATGTGGGGGTCCACAAAGGAACCGTTGCACACGGTGTGCAGGCTGTCCCAGGATTCAATCCCACCGCTTTTGTTTCAATGCGTACAGGTATTGCGGACAATCAATACAACCGAGTATCTCAAATCTACAACACCGCCATGCAGAAGGCCATGGACGACGAGACAACAGAGATGGTCAACCACATGACCGAGGCCCTCCTAGCTAACGGCAAGGTTTTAGAAGACAACGGAATCTCCATCAAATGAACGCCGTCGCACTCAGAGCAGAGAAGGCTGTGGCCGACTACCTGGCGGCCGCCGACTGGTCGGCCTCCGGCGCCGGTACACCCACCTGCCTGACATCCTACAGCCGCGGCCTATACGACGACCCCGACGAGCAGGACGTCATGCCCAACTTCCCACGCCTGGTAGTCTCGACCAATTCAGCCAGGCCAATGCAGCGCACCGATCTGACCTGTGAGATCGAGATCGCCGTCGAGCTACAGTTATCTGCCGACGACACCGACGAGGCTGCTGTGCTGACCACCGTCCAGGTGCTCGACAATCGGATCCTGCCGCTCTTTGACGAGTCCGGCGCCTCTGCCCTGGACGCGCCATCAAACGACGCCAGCGGCCCGTTTACGGCCCAGTTCGCCGCCCCTCTGGACTTTGGGGCATCCTCAATCTCTAATCGGTCCAGGACGTTCACCAGGACCTTCACCCTTTACTGCAGCGCAACCATCTAACCTCAGACACCTATGGCTAACGTACACGGAAATAAATATCTCTTTGGATCACCGGCGACCTTGGCAATGTACGACGCCGCCGGCGCCCTCATTGTCACCGGCTACATCTCGCCCGAGATCGAAAGCTACGACATCACCGGCGAATGCGACACCGAGGAGGTGCGAAATAACAACGGCGAGGTGGTCGGCCACATCACCTACAACAACCGGCTGACCCTGACCGTCAATTTCGTTCCTGTTGGAACGAATGCCACGGCAGCCACTGCACTTAACGAGCGTCTGTACGGCTGCTCGTTGCCTCAAGGCAACGGGACTGTTGCGATCACCAACGCTCCAGTGATCAATGTCGCCGGTTACGCCGACGCCATCAACACCGGCAGCGGTGGTCGATGGATCTATGCCGGCGGTGGTTCAATCAAGACCACCCAGACCGGCAAAGCCACCGGGACGATCACTCTCAAGCGCTTTCCCGCCATCAGCGCTGGCGCGGCCACCAACCTGTGACCGCCCTGGCCGACATCCTGAACGCTACAGCCGAGCCCTGTCCTGTCGTGATGGGGCTCCGGCTGGTGCCGTTCAGCGTCGGCCATGCTTTGCTGCTGCATCGGATGGGCTCACCATTCGTCTGTGGTGGCAACCCGTCGGCCCAGGATCTTGTCGAGGTGGCTGTGGTTTGCAGCCAGCCGATTTATGAATCGGTCAAGACGATGCGCTCCTGGCTGCGGTGGTTGCCGCTGCGGATCATGCGCCAGAAGGTTAAGAAGGCTGATCTTATCAAACAGTGCCAATCGGTTCAGGAATGGATAACCAAGCAGTCAGACTGCCCGGAGGTGTTGCGCCGTCCTGGATCTGGCCAGCGTTCGGCAACCATGCCTTGGCCGGAACGGATCCTGGTCGGCCTGGTCAACATTGGATTCAGTGAACAGACCGTTCTCAATATGCCGGTAACCGATGCCGAAAGGTTCTTCCTGACCAATGCCGAGCTGCACGGCCAGGTCGAGCTCTGGAGCAATGAGCAGGATGCCCTCTGGCGCTACGCTCAGGAACAAAGCACAATCAGGAACTGAAATGGCCATCTTCTCACTCATTGCAAAGCTGGGCCTGGACGGCAGCTCATTCGAGGGCGGCCTCAAACGAGCCACCAGCATGACCGACAAATTCAGGTCAAGTGTCGGCGCTCAACTCGGTGGCGCCCTATCGGTGGCAGCCATCGGATCCTTTGCATCAAAGGTGATCGAGACAGCCGACGCCATCGGCGACCTTTCAGAGCAACTCAACATCAGCACCGACGACGTTCAGCGCCTACAAGTGCTCGCAGGCCAAACAGGCGTCTCGTTTGAGGCTATGGCCAAGTCGATCACAAAAGTCAGCCAGGAGCGCCTAAAGGCTATTGAGGAAGGTGGGAAGGCCCGGGAATACTTCAGAACACTTGGCTTTTCAGTCACTGAACTAAACGAGAAGAGCCTCTCGAACATCGACTTAATTTCAAGGATGGGCCAAGCGCACAAGGACGCAGGAAGCAGCGCCCAGACACAGGCAGCAATGATGGCCATCTTGGGCGAGGAAGCCTTCAAGGCAGCAGGTGCTATCTCAAAACTGTCAGAGCAAGGTCCAATTAAGCTGATAAACGAAGAGGAAATCGAAAACATCGGAAGGCTTGCAGATAGGCTTGATGAGTTAAAAAGGCAGTCAATAGTTGCAGCAGCTCCAGAAGTGGCTTTCCTTGAAACTTACACTCAAAACCTGACCGCATTGCTTAGCGCAATGGAAAGAGGTGGGGGTCTCCCTGACTACATAAGAGATTTACAAGCGGCAGCAATTCCCGCTTTGTATATGAACACAGTAGGTGACAAAAAGTTTGAAGCCTTGCCGTTGATAAACAATGGAAGACTTGGAACTGTTGACTCTAAAGTGAAACGCGAAATTTCAATGTTTACTGAGCCCGCCGCCCCAGGCTGGGTAAACACCATGGTCGGCCAGATTAAGATTCAAACCAACGAGACCCGAGCAGTTCGCGTGAACACCGGAAGAACAGCTCAGGCTGTCGAATAACATGGCAACGATTCAGGGTAACTTAATCGCTCCGACACCGCCTCCGAGCAACACGCCGCTGACCTATGTAGAAGTCAGCCGTGGATACGACAACGTCGGCAATGGGCGGGTTGTCACACTGACATTCAAAGGCCCCAAGGATGCCTTGCGGATCGCATCAGCCCAATGGGTAGCCCTGGGCGCCAAGTACAACATCCGTGAGGACGGCCCCTATTCAGAAGCCACCGTCACAATCGGCGGCAACTCCTACGACCCAGGCCTTCCGATTGAAGACCAGAGCATCCCGCAGGTGGGTGAACTGGCCGACATCCGCTACGAGTTCAGGACAGATTACCTCGACGTGTCAGTGTTCGCTTTGCCTGCTGTCGACAAGGAGGCAAACTCGACAGGCAACCCGGCGCTTTACCGATTTATCATTGAGACAGCCATCAAGAACGGCGAAAGGCTACCAGGTATTCAGGAAAGCAACATCTCGACTCTGCCGTTAGCCCAGAAGGTCTGGCAGATGCTCTACCGAGGCCAGGACACCTTCCCGACGGCCCGAGTCAGTCTGACCAGGATCGCAACCTTCAGCGGCAACCTCGGGCTGCCTCAAGTTCCCAACGGCATACCTCCGGTCTACACTAGGGAGTCATTCGCTTTTAATTGGAACCTTCCGTTCTCAGTGGTCCAAATGCTTCCAAATACCCCAATCGACCCAAACACAGGACAAATTCAGGCGCCAGTTGGCACTGCTTGGGGCTGGAAGCAAACTAACTATTCGACAAGCCTGATCACCAAGACCAACCAGGTCGAACAGGTTATTGCTTGGACCTTTGCCCCTTACGACACTCTCGTTTACCCCTTCATCTAACAACCGACACTTACCTCTATGGCAGACGAAATTCAAATGACCGCCCGGCTGTACGCTTCCAAGAACGGAGCCTACTTGCCCTCAGTAACCTACACCAAGAGCGCCACCATGGTCGGCACCGACATGGGCTCTCAAACTCAGATTATCGGCCTGACCGTCGAGGCTCTCGACGTGCCGGTCGACGTAAGCAGCCCCTACAAACTGCTGATCAGCAACCTGGACAACACCAACTATGTCGAACTCGGTTTCGTCAGCGGCACCTACACGATGCGGATCCCGGCCGGTGAGACCCTGCTGATCCCCTACGTCAGCGCCACCCTCTACCTGCTGGCCAACACCTCCGCGGTGACCGTGCAGGCCACCTTCTGCGAGATCTAACCGACCAACCCTATGGCAAACGAAGTCGAGATGAGCGCCCGGCTGTACGCCAGCAAGGGCGGCGCCGTGATCAATTCGCAGTCCTACAGCACGGTGGCCAACATGACCGGCACCGACATGGGGCAACAGACGCAGGTGGTCGGAACGACCGACGAGGCCCTAGACCTCACCGCTGACCTGGGTACGCCCTACCGGCTCCTGGTAGTCAACCTGGATCTAGTCAACCCGGTCTCCATCGGGCCTTCCTCGCCGTACTCGTTTCAAATCCCGGCCGGTCAGTTCATCCTGATCCCCTGGGTCGATGCGACGATGTACGTCAAAGCCTCCAACAGCCCCGTCAAGATCTTCGCCCAGTTCTGCGAGATTTAAGCCATGCCCCTGCAACTGCCATCCAAGCTATCGGAGCGCGGCCTAAAGGCAGACCATGCCCGGGCCATCAATCAATTGATCGAGGCCGTGCGCCGGGTCCAGCTTGTCGCTGGGCCTGGCCAGCGGGTCGAGCAGAATGCCAACGGCACGACGCTCAAGACTGCGGTCGGCTCAAGTACAGTGCAGACCGCCGAGGAATCCTGGTTCTACTGACCCATGCCATTTGCCACAGACCGCCGGGAGAAGATGTTCACGGCGGCCAACCTGAACAGCCTCTACAACCGATTTGACCAGAAGGTCTACAGGACGCTGAATGGCGTCAGCCCTCTGATGTCGAACTCGACATCGGGTGTGTGGCAGGGGCTTTATCCTTACGGCGTCTGGTACGTTTACCGTACAGATCCAGACACCTGCAAACGCCTTAAGGACAACGGCGATGTGCCGAGTCCAAGCATTCCAGGCATCGGAATCTACTGGAGAAACGAGCACAGCCAGCAGGCAGCCAGAATCGAGTTGTCGAAGCTGGAGAACAAATACTTGGACGTCACCGGCGGCCAGGTCTATGTCGACCGATACGTCACCGGCGGCGATCCGTTTACCTGTGATGTCGGCAAGATTCACTATTCCTTCGAGGTGCTGACCAGGACGGTCAATGACATCGAATACAACGTGCACCTTGGCTACGACTCAACGTCACCAGGGCTTGTTTCCTACGTCCGCGGCAGCCTCGGGCCATCGACCCCAACCCTGCCTCCTGGTCGGATCCACAAACACCGACTGGCTGTTGCAGAGATCGCTCTTGAAGGGCCAACCGAGTTCAGGATTCTCAACACTTACCAGCGTTACGACTGCTGGCGGGTCCACAACTGCGGCACCAGCACGGTGACCGTGTTCCTCCAGAATCCAGATGGCGGATCGGACAGACACTCAGTGCCACCTGCCCAATGCCGATCTTTCAGACGCAAACCAGATGGCACCTGGCCGGCGCCGATGTTCTATTTCTTTCCGTATTTCACCGGGGACATCCCCTTCCTGGCTGAAGGCCCACCATCCTGGGCGGTTGCCAACACTTCTGAATTTCTGGCTTTAGAGCGGTCGGCCCAGGCCAACAACGTGGCCAACCCGTTTGTTATGTTTGAGTGGCGCCGGGTAATGTTTGCGGTGCACGACCCGCATCTGCCCTACGATATCCGGCAGATTTACACCGGTTACTATGCCGACCCCAGCAATGCAAACACCACCATCGGTGACGCTGTGTTCAACTGGGGGCGAGCCCGGATCACCTACTCGAACGCCAACAACGATGTTTTCGACGATCAGATCCGGATTTTCTCCAGCACCCAAAGCCTCCCGGAGCGCCTTAGAGCCATTGGCCTGACCGTTGTCGAGAACGCTAACAATCTGACCCTGACCAGTCAGCGCGGTGTGATCCGGATCTACCCCATCGACGCCAACATCTTCACCACGCCGTCGGCCCCATATTGGGAAATCGGCAGCAGCCCGGTCAGCATCTCGACTTACTACCCGGTGCAGTACACCACCGAGAACGGAACCGTCACCTGGCAGGCTGGAAACACGCCGACCATCTTCGAGACAATGCGGACCCTACGGCGCCGGGTGGCCGTAGAGGCCGGATTCCTAAACAACTACGACGATGCGGTCGACATCATCGAGGAAAAGGTCAGCCAGGTGACGCTGACCCCAATGGGCCTGATGTGCCAGGCAGCCACCAATAGCATCATCGTCGGCAGCCTGTTTGAAAACTTCCACTCCACCGCAACACCGACAACGCTCTGGACTGATCGGCGGCCGGTCAATTTCGGGGCAGGCGCTGACTTCAACTGGGCCTACACATCAGGAACCAAAGTTTTCTATCTCTCAGTGCCTGGGGCCGCCGTGACGCTGCAATGGGCCAACGTGATGCCGGCGCGTAATCTGGCTGCACCGACTACCGTCGAGGCTGTAAACCGCGCCTTCGTGCCTCCTGGAGGCCCTTGGGGCTTCTCAAGTTCAGTCTACGACTTCGAGCTGGTACGCTGTTTTGAGATTGACCTAGCCAACGGCGTGGACGACCGGCCTTGGGGCGCAGACTTCTGGGAAAACAAGTGGGGCGGCCCCGGAGGCGTGGATGCCTCTGTCAGGATCCCAGGCAGCCCTAACAAGACGTCCCAGTTCGCTTACATACCGACCGCGGCAAACTCATCGTTTGTCGACCTGGTACCCGCCGGCACCGATGACATCTTCAAAGATCGGCGAGGCGCCAGCTTTGCCCACAGCGTGCCGTTCCTATCAGCCAGCTTCAGCCCTCAGCAACAGGATGGACTGACAGACATCCGATGGACTGGAGGCGTCGAGCAGGTCGGATTCGATGTGCCTTACACCGAGGTGGGCAACCCCTACCTCCCTGGCGGTGGCCCATTCTTTCACAAGATCCCCAAGTCAGTATGGCTTTGGAGCCTGCTGGAATGGTCTGTCAGATCCTGGACGAGATCAGTGCCTCTCGGCCTGGCTCAAGACTGCACGCCAGTCAGGGACGCCTTCAATGGCGCCGCAGCCAACAACGGCCTTGTGATCAGCTCGCTGCTGCTGGGCACCACCGGCTACGAGCCCGACTTTGATCTGGACGTCTACTACCTCAACGAGGCGAGCCATGACATTCTGGTGGCCAATGGCTGCCCTTGTTTCAATAGTCAGGACTCAGGTGGGAATGACTATTGGTTCGTGCCGGCCCAGAACCTTCAGACTTACTGCCGAGAACAAGGTTTTGTGGCCAACGACTTCAGCACTGAGAACGGCCAACCCACCGAGAGCCCACCGGTTGCAGCCACAGCCATCAGGCCGTATCGCACCTACAGCCAGGGCGAGCAGGTCGAGGCCGCCAGTTACTTCGATGTCGGTGCAGGTTACGAGCGTTACGAATGGCTGCGGTATGTCGACCTGCGGCTGCCTAATGAGCTGAGCGCTTAGGTTTCTGACCCCTGTTTGACCCCTGCAAACATTGGGTTTTCTCTCAAATCTACAGAAAAACAGTTTTTTGTGTAGACCGTCAGCGTGGTCTGGGCCATCTTGATCACGTCGAAAGCAACAACAGCAAATCAAAGCAAAACATGAGAAACACCACCACCAACGTTCAGTTCAACGCAGTCTGGGATGAGGCCGCCTGCGTCATTGAAGGAGCCTACGTCATTGAGGAGAACGGCTGGTGGAGTTGCGATGGCAAGAGCTGGTACTGCGGCGACGATGACAGCGACTTCCAGCATACGACGATCACCTTGGTCGGCGGTCCTGCTGACGGTCAGATCATCAACGATCAGATCTGAAATTCGAACAACACTTTAGGCCCGGGTGGGGCCAATACCACCCAACCAGGGG